AAATACTGACCAGTATAACTCAACATACTTAGCAGATGGTTCATACACTGGTTTATCCGGTAGAGAGTTTGTCGCTAGATTTGCAGGTGCATATGGAAACGGTTTAGAAGTTTCTGTTTGTCCATCAGCTCAAGCCTATGAAGAAGCGGTGGTAACAACCGTTAATGATAGTGCTGTATCTATCGGCGACACAACTATAACAATGACAAGTGGAACTAACATTAATGTTGGTGACATTTTAAGCTTTTCAACAACAGCAGCAACTTCAGATTATGATGACGGAATAGAGTACGAGGTAACAGCCGTATCTACTAATGATGTTACCATAAAGAAAAAAGTTGGTACTGGAGGTTTAACTAGAGTTATCGTAGATGGCGCTAATGTTAGACGAAGATGGAAATATTACGACCAAGTAAGTGGTGCACCTGGAACATCTCCAGATGTAGCAGCTGCTGGTGGTAGTGATGACGAATTGCACATTGTAGTAGTAGATTCTGACGGAACAATTAGTGGAACTAAAGGTGAAGTTTTAGAAGTATACGAAAAAGTATCAAAAGCAAAAGACGCCAAAGACGCAGGTGGTTCAAATAATTTCTATCCAGAAGTTATTTACAGAAAATCATCTTTCATCTATTGGGGTGACCATAACACAAACGGAACTAATTGGGGTGACGCAAAAGCAAATAAAGCATTCACTGCTGTTTCTGGTCCTATCGCATTATCATTTACAGGTGGTGCTGACGGAACGGTAACTGACGGTGTAAGAAAAACTGCATTTGAATTATTCCAAGATTCAGAATCCGTTGATGTTGGTTTGATTATGGCAGGTAATGCTAGTGCAAACTTAATCGGTGATTTAATTACAATCGCTGAAACAAGAAAAGATTGTGTAGTATTTGCTAGTCCACAAAGAAGTGATGTAGTTAATATTGCTTCTGCGATTACTCAAACTAATAATGTGCTTGGATTCTTTAATGCAATCCAATCATCTAGTTATGTTATCTTTGATAGTGGTTACAAATATATGTACGACAGATACAATGATGTCTACAGATATGTACCATTAAACGGTGATATGGCTGGCTTGGCTGCAAGAACTGATTTAACTAATGACGCTTGGTTTAGTCCTGCTGGATTAAATAGAGGTATTATTAGAGGAGCAGTTAAACTTGCTTATAATCCTAATCAAACACAAAGAGACGAATTGTACAGAGCGAGAGTAAACCCAGTTGTTTCTTTCCCTGGACAAGGAATTATCTTGTTTGGTGATAAGACAGGATTATCAACACCAAGTGCATTTGATAGAATCAATGTAAGAAGATTGTTTATCGTTTTAGAAAAGGCGATTGCTACAGCTTCTAAATTCCAACTCTTTGAATTCAATGATGAGTTTACAAGAGCGAACTTTAGAAACCTAGTAGAACCTTTTTTAAGAGAAGTACAAGGTAGACGAGGTATCACAGACTTTTTAGTAGTGTGTGATGAAACTAACAACACAGGCGAAGTAATTGATAGAAACGAATTTATTGCTGAAATCTATATCAAACCAGCAAGAAGTATCAACTTTATCACATTATCTTTCGTTGCAACAAGAACTGGCGTGGCTTTTGAAGAAGTCGCAGGTTAAGGAAGAGGAGAAATAAAAAATGGCAAACATTAATGACTTCAAAACTAAACTTGCTGGCGGCGGCGCTAGAGCGAACCAATTTAAGGTTACTATGCCTTTTCCTGGTTATGCACAAGTTGGTGGAGAAACAGAAGAGTTAGCATTCTTATGTAATGCTACATCTATTCCTGCAATGAGTATTGGAACTACAACGGTTAACTTCCGTGGTAGACCAGTGTATCTAGCAGCTGATAGAAATTTTGAACCTTGGAATATTACGGTACTTAACGATACTAACTTCAAATTAAGAGACGCTTTTGAAAGATGGCAAAATGGTATCAATAATATGTCTGATAACGAAGGATTAGTTAATCCAGTAGATTATCAAGTAGACGCATTTATTGACCACCTTGACAGAAATGGCTCTACTATTAAATCATACACATTAAGAGGTTGTTTTCCAACTTCTATCGGTGCTATTGATTTGAATATGGAACCAACAGAAGCAGTTGAAACTTTTGAAGTATCGTTTAGATACTTATTCTTTGAAGCAAGAACGACTACTTAATAGTTGAATAAATATATAATAAAAAGTAAAATTGTGAGGAAATTATAATGGCGGAACTTTTCGGTTTTCAAATTACTAGAGTTAAAGATACTCCAGACCCGAAGCAAAGTTTTACTCAACCGAAGGCAGATGACGGTACACAAACCGTCGCTGCCGGCGGTTATTTCGGTCAGTACCTTGATATGGAAGGTAATGCGAAAACTGAGCAAGACTTAATCAGAAGGTATAGAGAGATTTCAATCCATCCTGAATGTGATATGGCTGTTGAAGATATTGTCAACGAGGCTATTGTCGCAAACGAGATTGATAAAGATCCGGTGCGAGTAGATTTATCTGACACAGACTTTAGCGATAAAGTCAAGCGTAAGGTAGAAGACGAGTTTAAAGAAATACTAAGGTTAATGAATTTTAGTACTAAAGGACACGACATATTCAGAAGATGGTATGTTGATGGAAGAATTTACTATCATAAAATTATTGATAGAGAATCACCTGTAAAAGGTATAACAGAATTAAGATATATTGATCCTCGTAAAATTAAAAAAATACGAGAGATTAAAAAAGGTCGTCCAGTTGCTATGGCAAACATACAAGTGATACACGACTATAACGAATATTTTTTATATAATGAAAAAGGTGTTGCAGGACCTGGTATGGCTGCTGGTGGTATTAAGATTGCCACAGACGCTATCTCATTTTGTCCAAGTGGATTAGTAGACTTGAACAAAAATATGGTTATGGGTTATATGCACAAGGCAATTAAACCAGTTAATCAATTAAGAATGATTGAAGACGCTGTTGTTATTTACAGAATTGCAAGAGCACCTGAAAGAAGAATATTTAAAATTGATGTAGGTAATTTACCTAAAGTAAAAGCAGAGCAATATCTCCGTGATGTAATGGCAAGATACAGAAATAAACTTGTCTATGACGCAAGTACAGGAGAGATTAGAGACGACAGAAATTATATGTCTATGCTTGAAGACTTTTGGTTACCAAGTAGAGAAGGTGGTAGAGGTACAGATATTTCTACATTACCTGGTGGACAAAATCTTGGTGAAGTAGCAGATATTGAATACTTCCAAAAGAAACTCTACAGAAGTTTAAATGTACCAGTAAGTAGATTAGAAGGAAGTCAAGGTTTCAATCTAGGTAGAACAACTGAAATCACAAGAGACGAACTTAAATTTACAAAATTTGTACATAGATTAAGAAAGAAATTTACAGATTTATTTAATGACTTGCTAAGAACTCAATTAGTTTTAAAAGCAGTTATAAATGAAGAAGATTGGCAATCTATTGCTCAAAAAATCAAATATGATTTTATAGCAGATGGTCATTTCTCGGAACTAAAAGACGCTGAACTATTAAGAGAAAGAATAGCATTAGCGAATGATGTTAGAGATTATGTTGGTAAATATTTTAGTGTTAACTTTGTTAGACGAAATATTTTAAAACAATCTGAAAGAGAAATTGTTATGATTGACAATGAAATTAAGAAAGAAATTGATGATGGTATTATCGCAGCTCCACAAACAAATGTCGGTGCTGATGATGACGGCATTATGTAATAGTATATAGGAGATAAAAAATGGCAGACAATGATAAACCTAATTATGTAGATACTTTTGTATCGCAATTGCAAAAAGGTAATAACACGGAAGCAGGAGACGCTTTTAAAGACGCATTAAGAGATAAAGTTGGAGACGCATTAGACACAAGTAGAAAAGAATATGCTTCTTCATTATTTCAAAGTGCAGCTGATGTTATGACTGGCACAACTACTCCAGTAGCAGATACGACAGACGCTGCTGAAGGACATAGTGATAGTAAACCTGAAGTTGCGGATGCTTTACAACCAAGTGCTACACAAGACGAAGTACAACAAGCATTTAATCAGGACACAGCACCTGATAACACAGGAGAGTAAAAATGGCATTAACGGTATCAAGTATTGTAGGTAATACATCTGGATTCATTAAGAACGATAGATACAATTCTCTATCGCCTGCAATGAAAACAGCGGTAGAATCTTTAGTCGCAGGACTAGACGCAATAGACTGGTCGCAACCACAAGATTTAGTAAACATAATTGAAACTAAAATTAGTGAAGTTGCAGCTGGTGACAGCGATGTAGAAACTGCTTTGACAACTTATTTTTCGGAGTAATTTATGGCATTAAGTATCTCAACAAAAGTTGACGATACCACAAAGGCTATAATTAACGCTAGTGGTGCGGACAACGAAAGCGGAACTTTATATTCTGCTGGGCAAAATGTATCGCTGGCAAATGTATATTATGAAATTAGAGGAACAGGCACAGCGACTCTTAAACTCGGAGACCATTCTTTAAGTTTAACTGGGTTTGGTAATTGGGGTTTAAAAGAAGGCGAACCTCGTAAAGTAATTGAACAAGATTTAAACTCTTCAACTACTTTAGAAATTACTACAGACGCTAATGTGTCAAAATTTAATATGGCTGTAGAAGTACAGAAAGAGACGGAGACAAAATAAAATGGCAGATTTGGTTACACAACAAATTATATCAGATACGGCAGGAGTTAAGTATGTTGTAAAACAAACTAACTATTCAGACGGCACAGGTGAAACAAACACCGTGATTGCTAATCCTACTACTTCTAATTTTATGACAGCAGATGGAACAAAAGAGATTGCGAAAGTGTGGTATTCTATTAATACTGCAAACCGAAAATCAGCAGTAGAGATTGCTTGGGGAGGCGCTACTGAAAATACAACTGCATTGTTATTGTCTGGACAAGGGTATTTAGACTTTAGAACTGCGGGAAATGATATTACTAATAATGCAACAAGTCCTAATGGATTTGTCTATTTGACAACAAAAGACTTTGCTTTAAACGATAATTACACGATTGTTGTTGAATTTAGATAAAAAATATTATAAATATTAGGAAAGAGAGAGATAAACAACTATGAAACTTATTACAGAAACTCTGGAAAATGTAGAGTACATTACAGAAGAAACTAATGGCAA